GCGACGCGGGATCTGGCGGCGATCAAGGCGGAGTGGCGCGAGGAGATGCTTGCGAGTACGGACGCGGTGATGGCGCGGGATCTTGCGGAGCTTGGGATGGTGAAGCAGGAGGCGTGGCGAGTCTACGCGAAGTCGCTCGACCACAAGCCGCAGATCGTGACGGAGACGGAGAGGCCGGGAGGGGTGGAGGTCGTGACGACGACGATGGATCCGAAGCCGGACCTGAACGCGTTGAAGCTGGTGCAGACCTGCATCGAGAAGAAGCGGAAGGTGCTGGGCCTGGACAAGGACGATGGTTCGGATCGTGGGCCGAAGAGCATCAGTTTCACGGTGCGGATTGGGGAGAGGGTCCTGGTATCCGAGTCATCCGTTGGGAACCACGAAGACATTTTGGACGCGGAGATGGTAGAGTTGGATTCGCAAGGGAAGGCGTTGCCCAGCGGTGACCAGGGGAAGTAGTTGGTCGAGCAATGGCAGTATACGCGTCCGAGCCTTTACGAGAAGCAGGAAGCTGCGATCTTCGACGAGGCCCGCATCTCGGTCATCGAGGCCGGAACCAAATCAGGCAAGACCGTCGGGTGCATGGCGTGGATCATGGAGCTTGCGTGGTTGGGGAAGCGCGGATGGAACTACTGGTGGGTCGCGCCTTACTACGCACAGGCGGCGATCGCCTTCCGGCGGATGAAGGACGGACTCCCGCCTCAGGTTTACAAAGCGAACGACAACGACATGACGTTGAAGCTGAACAACGGTACGACGCTGTGGTTCAAGTCCGGGGACAAGCCGGACACGCTTTACGGCGAGGACGTGTACGGATGCGTGGTGGACGAGGCGTCGAGGTTGCGGAAGGAATCCTGGTGGGCCGTGCGCTCGACGTTGACAGCGACTCGAGGTCCGCTTCGGATCATCGGCAACGTGAAGGGCAAGCTGAACTGGGCATTCAAGCTGGCGAAGAGGGCGCAGGATTGGGTGCGGCGGTGGGAAGAGGGCGGGCGCAAAGGCGCGAAGCTGTACGGGTACCACGTCATCACCTGCTGGGACGCGGTCGAGGCCGGCGTTTTGGATCGCGAGGAAATCGAGGATGCTCGCGAGGATCTGCCGGAGGCGGTTTTCCAAGAGCTCTACGAGGCGAAGGCCACCGAGACGGGATCGAATCCGTTCGGCCACGAGCATATCAAGGAGTGCATCCTGCCCTACACGCCGAGCGGAAAGCCGGTGGTGTGGGGATGGGACCTTGCGCGGAAGCGCGACTGGACCGTGGGAATTGGGCTGGACGAGTTCGGGCAGGTGGTAGGCTTCGAGAGGTTCAAGCGTTCGTGGCCCTCGACCATCGACACGATCCTCGAGGTGACTGGAACGACTCCTGCGCTCGTGGATTCGACCGGTGTCGGCGACGCGATCTTGGGTCAGTTGCAGCGAGACGGCGGTCGGAATTACGAGGGACTGGTTTTCACATCGCGCTCGAAGCAGCAGTTGATGGAAGGCCTTGCAGTTGCGATTCAGAACCACGGGGTGTACTTTACGAATGGAGTACTTGTTGACGAACTCGATAGTTTCGAGTATGAGCATAATAGGACCGGGACACTTTACTCGGCTCCAGAGGGGATGCACGATGATTGCGTTTGCGCTCTCGCGCTTGCCCGCCAGATTCTCGTCACGACCGAAATCGGCGACGCGGAGGTCTGGTGATGGCTGAGGCCAAGGCCAAGGCCACAGCTATCGTCGATCTCCAGCAAGCGATGCAGAGAGCGTTCAGCAGATCCGATGTGAAAGCCGTCGGGTCCTCGACAGTGGACAAGCTCATTGGCATCTTCCAGTCCAACCCACCGGCCAGGGGGACCAAGGAAACTCTCGCGATCTACACCCAGATGCCCTGGCTCAGGGCGACCATCGACAAGATCGGATCATCCACCGCCACCGCAACGTGGCGCGTTTTTGTAAGGGCCAAGCAGGACGCGAAGGGTGTCCGGCGCCCGGTCCCGTACAAGCAACTCCAGTTCATGAACCGAGCCGATCGCACCGCAGAGATGCTCCGGCTGAAGCAGATCGGCGAGTTGGTAGAGATCGAAGAGCATCCTCTGATCGACACCCTGTATGCGACAGGCCCGACCTTCACCGGGTACACGACACGCGAGTTGACGCAGAAGTGGCTCGACCTGGTGGGCGAAGCGTTCTGGATCAAGGAGCGCAACGAGACCGGGATGCCGATGAACTTCGTGCCGGTGCCGCCGACATGGGTGACCAACACGCCGAGCCTTGAGAAGAATTTCTACGAGATCCAGACGCCGTCAGGCTCGATTGACTACGTCGTTCCAGAAGACATGATCTGGTTCTACCACCCTGACCCCGCCGACCCGTACTCCAGAGGCTCCGGCATGGGCTTCACGCTGGGCGATGAACTCGAAACCGACGAGTACGCCTCGAAATTCATGAAGACTTTCTTCTTCAATTCGGCTCGACCGGACGTTCTGGTGTCCTCCAGCGAACTGAAAAAGGAAGATACCGAGCGTCTTGAGCGGCGGTGGCTCGACAAGTTGCGCGGATGGCAGCGGTCCTTCCTCCCGTTCTTCATGAATCGCGAGGTGAAAGTCCACCAACTCGGGACGGACTACTCGCATTTGTCGATGCTCGAGTTGCGGAAGTGGGAGCGCGACACGGTGATTCAAGCCTACGGGGTCCCGCCCGAGGTCATGGGAATCGTCGAGGCGTCCAACCGCGCCACCTCCGAGGTCGCCGAGTACCTCTACGCCCGGTGGGTCCTGACGCCACGGCTCGAATTCATCCGCCAGATTTTGCAGCACCACCTCGTGCCGGACTACGACGACCGGCTGATCCTCGACTACGATTCGCCGGTTGCCCAGGACAAAGAGTACCTGCTCAAGGTCGCGACCATCGCGCCGTGGTCCCTGTCGATGGACGAGTGGCGCGAGCTCCAAGGCAAGCTTCCGATCCCAGACGGCTACGGCAAGGTCTACGCGAAGCCGCTGAACTACGAGTTCATCACCGAGTTGGATCTCCTCAACCCGCCGTCGCAGCAACCGGTCGAAGAACCCGAAGAGGACCCGCCGGAAGACGACGAACCGATGGACGATGAGGACCCGCCAGAGGACGAAGAGGATCCACCGGAGGATCCACCGCCGGAAGAGGACGGGAAAACAGTCAGGTACTCCTGGCCCGAGTTGGTTTCAAACGTGGTGTCGCGCCAGCGGATCGCGCCTGGGATCGGGACGCGCAAGGATCAGATCATGCGTCGGCTCGGTTTCGCGCTTGAGGAGATCGCCGACAACGCCAGGAAGATGCGGAGCCACATCGAGCGGCTCATCGCAGATCAGGATTTCAACGCCGCGTTCGAGTTGATTCTCCAACCGATCGCGACTCGCAAAGCACTCGACCCGGTGGTGGCGAAGCTGACGCCGGTCTACGTGACCGCAGCGGAGCTTGCCGCATCGACGCTCAACCTCTTCGTCGAGGACGGCAGCGACATCGACGGACTCGAGCCACTGTACGAACTCTCGAGATCACAGACTCGGGCCGAGGACTCGATCGTCGAATCGCTGATGAATACCCTTTGCGCGATCGGCGGGAACGGTGAAGACCCGGAGGAAATGACCTACCTCCTCATCGACGGTCTTGCCGTCGGGGAGGACGGAGTCGCTGAGTACTTTGAATACAGAGATAAGTCTGGGACCACGGATCGCCTGGTCGCGAAATTCATAGAAGGCATGGCCGATCATGTGATCACTCACATGTGCAACGGGGCGCAGGAGGCGCTCTGGTCCGAAGCTGTACGCAATGGAATCTTGGATCCAAACAAGGTAGCCCGTCTCTGGATCACGAGACTTGACTGCCGATCTTGCATGGAATGTTCGGGCATGGACGGGAAGACGACAGGGATCGACGATTCTTGGAATCTCCCAGAAGATGGTAGTGTGGTCACGCCGACCGAGGCGCACTCACAGTGCCATTGCACCGAGCGACTCGTGCGAAAGGAGGTGCTGAAATGAAAAGGCTTTTCCGAGAGAAGATAAAAAATGGCGATGACCTTGCCAACGCAGTCGTTGTAAAGGCTGTAGATACAATAATTACGGACGAAGGCAACGACCGTACCCTGAAGTTCGTGATCTCCAACGAGGCCGAGGATTCCTACAAGGATGTCGTGTCTTCGGATGGATGGGATCTTTCGAGGTTCAAGAAGAACCCCGTCGTCCTGTGGGCGCACGATCACCGTCAACCCCCGGTAGCCAAGGCAGTGTCGATTGGCATCGAGGGCAAGAACCTCGTCGCCGAGGCGAAATTCGCCGACGCGGAGACCTACGCTTTCGCCGACACCATCTTCAAACTTGTGAAGGGCGGGTTCATCAAAGCCACTTCTGTCGGGTTCTTCCCGAAGGAGTGGAACTACGATGAGGAGCGCGGCGGGTACAATCTGCTGAAGAATGAACTCTACGAGTTCTCGATCGTACCCGTCCCGGCGAACCCCGAGGCACTGCAACTCGCAGTCAAGAGCGGAATCGACATCGGTCCCCTGCGGACGTGGGCCGAGGAACTTCTCACCGCCCCGGTTGGTGATCAGGATCCGTCTCCCGTGCTGAAGGAAGTCGATGTCGCTGGAATCCTCAAGTCGATCGAGGACCTCGACTTCGTCGAGTCCGTCCCGGTTCCTTCCATCAGCGATGACTTGGTCGAGAGGACAACCGAAGCACTCGTGGCCGCTCTGGCCCGGAAGATCGACAAGGAGGTCACCGATCCGATCGACGACGACGACGATGAAGATTCGGAGATCGAGAAGTTCATCGACGATCTCCCCGACACCGTCATGAGCATGTCCGACGACATTGAGAACCTGAAGGCGCAGGTCGATCAGCTTCTCGCGAAAATCGCAGCAGACGAGGAGGCAAGGAAGCAGGAAGACCAGAAGACTGCACAGAATGACCTTTTCGATGTTATCGATATCACCTTCGACTCGGAGGAAGCGGATGAGGTTTCTCGCTCCATCCTCGACCTCGAGATCGAACCAGCGGAACTTCAAGCCCTCATCCGACGGGAGCTTGAGAACCAATTCATGAAACAGACCGGAAGACTACCAAAGGAGGTTTGAGATGCCCGAGAAGATCACCACAGTAGAGCAATTGAATGGCTTCGTGTCAGAGGTCGTTCGTGAGGTCATGAGCGCCGAGCTTGCCGATCTCAAGAAATCCAACCAGGACGCCATCGCGCTCGCGATGCGCTCGGTTCGCGCCGAGAAAATCGAGCAACCAGAAAAGGGTTTGATGGCGGCTCGCTTCATGCGGGCAATCGCAGCGGGGAAGGGCGACACCGACAAAGCCGCTCGCTTCGCGAAGAAGGAATGGGGCGAGGACGGAAAGATCCTCAAAGCCCTCGAGGCATCCGATGCCGCAGCCGGTGGCGTTCTCGTTCCGACCGAGTGGTCTGGCGAAGTCATCGAGCTTCTGAAGGAAGCAACCATCGTTCGGCGCATGGGTCCCCGCGTGGTCCCGATGCCGACCGGTTCGTTGCAGATGTCCAAGATCACTGGCGGCGCGACCGCAGGGTACATCGGTGAGTCGCAGAACCTGCCCGTGTCCCAGCAGACCTTCGGCAACATCAACCTGACTTGGAAAAAGCTGGCAGTCCTCATCCCGGTGAGCAACGACCTGCTCCGCTTCAACACCGAGGGTGCCGACACCATCGTGCGCGACGACGCTGTCAGCGCGATGTCCACCCGTGAAGACCAGGCCTTCCTCCGTGACGATGGAACCCAGTTCACCCCCAAGGGACTCCGCAATTGGGTTCCGGCAGGGAACATCCTCCCGGCGACCACCGTCTATGACCTCTCGACGGTCACCGCAGATCTCGCCGCGCAGATCCTCTTGCTCCGCGAGGCCCATGTGCGCTTCCTGCGTCCTGGTTGGTTGATGGCTCCCCGCACCGAGTTCTACCTGCTCTCGGTTCGCGACGCCAACGGCAACTTCGCCTACCGTGACGAGATGCTCCGTGGGACCCTCTGGGGAATTCCCTTCGGCTCCACCACGGAAATCCCGACCAACCTCGGCGGCGGCGGCAACGAGTCCGAAATCATGCTCATCGATTTCGCGGATGTTCTGCTTGGCGAGAGCAACACGTTGGAGGTCATGGCGTCCGACGTTGCGGCCTACTTCGACGGTGCCCAAGTCCAAGCGGCTTTCTCGCTCGACCAGACCGTGCTGCGCCTCATCGCGCACCACGACCTCGCCGTGCGCCACGAAGAGTCCCTGTCGGTCATGACCGGCGTTCTCTGGACTCCGTAACGGTTCGACTTGAAATAAATAAAGGAGGAAACTCATGGATATCAATGACAAAGACGCTGGTTTCTACATGGCGCCAGTTGGCGGTGGCATCCTTGCCGGCGTTGCCGGTGCGGAGGCCGCAGGAGTTGGTGCGATCGTAGACCAGCTTGCCCACAAAGATCTGCGCTCTGGCGCGATCGTCATCTTCGGTTCGGCAGTACTCGCCGCGACCGAGACCATCGACCTCACCGATGTGAAGATCATGCACAGCGATGACGCTGGCATGGCCGGTGCCGTCGAGTACACCTACATGGATGGCGCTCAGGATCATCTCCTCGTCGCGACCGGTGCGACAGGTGGGTCCACGGAGGCGATCGCTGTGAAGCAGCGGATCAACCTTCAGGGTGTCAAACGCTACTGGCAGGTCTCCATCGAACCCGCATGCTCCGCTGGATCAACCGACACCTACACGTTCGGTTTCGGCGTAGTTGCGATCGGTGGCGAAGCGCCTGTCGCGTAACCTGAAGGGGGGACCTTGTGACCAAGGAAAAGCCGGTCATCGTTAAGTTCGTTCAGAAGAACGCTCCGTACAACGTCGGTGAGCTCGCGGGATTCTCTCCCGAGGTTGCCCGCCGACTCGTTGCCGGAGGAAAGGCAATCTTCCATACCCCAGAGGACGAGGCTGAGGTCCAGTCCGCTGAGGAAAAGGCCGCTGCTTCCGAAGTGCGGACCTTCACACCGGTACATTCTGGCGGTGGTTGGTACGACGTTGGATCGCACCGGGTGAGGGGTAAGGACGAGGCGCAGAAGTTCGCAGACGGACTCAACGCAAAATCGGCCCCCCCGAAAGCAAAGGAATGAGGTAGCTCCATGCTTGAGATTCTTGAAGCTGCACCGTCTACCGATCTCACGACCATCGCTCAGTTGGTCGCCGAGATTGGAACGCTTACGCCAGACCAGCAGGACTGGGTGTCGTTGGCTATTCGGTCTGCTTCGAGCCTGATCGAGCAGGAAGCGAACCAGGTCTTTGCACAGCAACGCTATCGAGAAGTAATTGGTGGGTCCGGTTCGACACAACTGATGTTGGACCGGACCCCCATTCTCGGTACGCCGACAATCTTGTCTACGGACAATGAGCCGATCGTTGACTTCCTGGTAGAAGACAGAGACGCCGGTCTGCTGTACCGCAGACAAGGGTGGGTCAGAGAGGTGTCTTACCTCCCAGGAATCTACAGGGAGCCACTAGCGGGTGAAGAACACCCAAGATTCAGCATTGACTACAACGCAGGGTACTACCTGCCGTCGTTCACTGACCCGATCACTGCTGATCAGAAACCTCTCCCACCGAATATTGAGCAGGCCTGTATCTTGAGCATCAAGGCTTGGTGGCACAAGAAGAACCGCGATAGCACGGTGTCGTGGAAGCAGGTCGGCGACCTCGCGCTTGGATATCGGGGAGAAGCAGCGCCCAAGGGCGGCGAGGGAATGCTAGCTCTCCCGGCTGAAGCGAGAGGGCTGATCAAGCCAAGGATTTTCTGATGGCTTTCGAGGATGAATTCCTCGATGTCATGGTCGATACCATCATCTGGGAAAAGATGACTGGTACCGATGAATATGGGAACCGGCAGTATGCGGCGCCCGTTCGGATCCAGTGTCGGGTCGCCCCGAAGAGCGTCCAGATGCTCGACACTCACGGGAACGACATCCTCTCGAAGGCGGCGATCTACACCGCTGGAGATTTCCCGATCACTGCCGACGACAAGATCACCCAAGCGAATGGTGAAGCTGATCCTGTCCTCCGTGTTGCGCGACCGCCAGATGGCGATGGGGCGCACCACGTCGAGGTAACCATCTGATGCCCGCCGCGACGAAGGGTGGCGGAAGAGCAAAGGTCAAGATTCTTGGACACAAGGAATCTGCTGCCAATATCATGAGGATGTCACCTGCTGTCCGAAGAGCTTTCTTTGACCAGATTGTTGAAATTGCAGGGGAAATGCTGAGACGAGCGGAAGACGTATACGTCCCAGTTCTCTCTGGTGATCTGAAAGGAACCGCTGCTCAGGAAATTTTCCCTGGAAGGTTTCCATCGACGACCATCGGATTCGGAGGACCTGCCGCTCCATACGCAGGACTCCAGCACGAGAACCTATTTTTCAAACATAGAGCTCCTCAGCAGGCGAAGTACCTTGAAAAGGCTGTCGAAGATTTTGAGCCGACGATGGCGGCAAAGTTGGCAATAGCTGTCAGAGCCGAGACTGAACTCTACCGCATGACAGGCGGAAATTACGGGAGGGCTGGATGATCGTCGAAGACATCGGGGCATACCTCCAAGCGAACGGGATTGGCACTCTCAGTGTTGATCTCTTTCTGCACGTAGCGCCTGACAAGCCAGACGATTCGATGAGCGTCACTGAGTACTCTTCAGATCCACCCCAGTACATTCACGACAAGGCAAAGGTTGAGATCGAGCTTCCTCGTATCCAGATCGCCGCTCGTTCGATGCGCCCAGAGGTTGGGAGGCTGAAAGCAGAGCGGGCCTACCAATTGCTGATGGCGATCCACAATGAGATCATCGGAACGACCAGATATCTCTGGTGCCAACCAGTTGACTCTCCTGCTATGGTCGGGAGAGATGAGAACGGGAGATTCATCACGACGGTGAATTTCAGAGTCTCGAAGGAGTTGTCCAGTGTCTAAATCGAAGAAGCCATCGCCAGTCAGCAAGCAGGACCTGGAGCCTGTCAACCCGAACTTCACCATCAGTGAGTGGCACGGACTGAAAATGTTCAAATGCTCGAAGTGTCCGTGGAGTACGCTGAACGAGAACGAGATGATGAAGCACACTGCGAAGCACATGAGAACAGAACCGCAGATCAAACAAACTGTCGCAACGGGTCTTGTTGCTCCGAGCGGGAATCCGATCGTGAGAGAGATCGAGGCGACCGACACCGAGGAAGAGGGAGACACTCATGGCGAATGAAATCATCCTGCGGAACCTTGGCGGCAAGCAAGCCGTGAAGGTCATTTCGACCGACGAAGGACAGGTCATCCTTGCGACCGAAGCAAACGTCCCGCTCCAGCCGTCGAACCCCGGCGGGAAGCTCGACGAGTTCGCGATCCACGACAACGAAGCTGGAGAGATCTCCGCACTCGACGCAAAGGCCTCTCCGATATCTACTGACCTCGTCCTCGGTGAAGACAGCGAGAACGGGTTCGAGAAGGTGAAGTTCGCTGTCGGCGACCTGGGCGGTGGTGGTGGCGGCGCGACCACGTTCGACGGACTCACCGACACCCCAGTCAACAAGACCGGAGCGGACGGGTTCCTCGTCAAGGTCAATGGGACAGACCTTGCGTTCCTCGACCCTGCGACGTTCGCGCTGTCGGGCCATGACCACTCCGGCGTCTACTCCCCGGTGGCTCATGATCACGCAGGGGTCTACTCCCCGGTAGCGCACGACCACTCTGGCGTCTACTCGCCCGTCGCCCACACCCACACCGACTTCCTGCTGAAGACCGGCGGGGTCATGTCCGGCAACATCGACTTCTCCGACGTGCAGGAGGGGATCCGGTTCTGGGATCTCGACTCCGCGTACTTCAAAGCGTTCTACTTTGACGACGGTCTCGGGATGATCGTCATCGGCGACGACGCCACCGGACTCGGCGGGCCTCCGCAGGTCTGGTCGAAGACGCTGCGATTCAACGTCGGCTTCAATGGGTTCGGACTCTCAGAGTTCGGACTCTGGGAAGACACCGCTGGTGATTTCAAGAGCGTCCTCTCTCTCAACGACGCTGGAGATTTCGGAGTTGGGCATGTTGACCACGTCCTCGATCTCAGGGGGAGTGGTGCCGCTCCGACTTGGAACAATGGTCCGCTCCCGGCACCTGCGCCTGACTACTCAGTGATCCCGCAGTACGGGACCGGCCCGCTCGCTGTCCATTTTGCACAAGGCACTATTGTGATCCTCAGCCCGGATGACAGTAACCAAGCGAGGGTATCTGCCCGCGATGTCATCCACACGATCAAAGGATCTGCCGGGACACTCCAGTTCAAACTCGATGGATCCCTGTTTGGGTACCCAGGCCCGAGCGCACAGAGTGCGGACCCGACCGCAGCCTATCTTGACTTCACAGTTAACGACGTCGGGACGGCTATTATCCATGCAACAGTCTTCGACGGCATTGGGAATCAACACACTGGGGAAATACCAATAATCGTCCAAGACCCGTATGGTCTTGCGAACCCTTGATAACTGAAATCGAAACCGAATAGGAGGTTTGAGCTATGACAATCCCGAGTCACGGAACGCTGCTTCTCGTTGGTGATGGTGCCGTCCTGCCTGCCATCGAGGCATTCACCACGATTGCGAAAATCAAGGACATCGGTGGACCCGGCTTCAACCGTGGGACCCACGACGCCTCGACCCAGACCACGGACTGGGGAGAGATCGTTCCGGGTATCAAGATGGGAGGGCAGGTGACGTTCGACATCAACCTGATCCCGACCGAAGGAACCCACGACGAGAACACCGGTTTGCTGAAGGACTTCATCGACGGCACCAAGCGCAACTTCCAACTCGTGTTCCCAGATCCCGGTAACACCAAGTGGCAGTTCGCTGGTTTCGTCCTGAACTTCGAGCCGGATGCCCCGGTCGATGGTCTGCTCACCGCGAGCCTGACTGTCGAGATCACCGGAGATCCTGCTCCGCAGTTCGCAGTGTAGGAGAAAAAATGAATGACTACCTGACCGGTCAGAGGTTCGAGGTAAAGGTCGTCCTCGATAAGCCTCGTCTACTCCGCATTGATTTCAATGCCCTGTGCCGAGCGGAGGTTCCGTCTGGAGTCTCGTTCCTCGACTGGTCAGGGGAGCTCACTGGCGTCAGACTGAAGGCGCTGGTGTGGGCCTCTATCGTTTATGAGCCGGGAGAGAAACGACTCGAATATGACGAGGTCGGTGATGCTCTCAACAGCACGGCGCTCAATGTCGTTGCAGCACTCACTGAGGCGGTTGCGATTGCGATGCCTGACCTGGAGGGCCTGGAGAAAACAACTGCGGACCCTCAGAAGACAGCCACGGCCAAGGGTTAAAATGGGAGACGCTGTGGGCTGTCGGGCGATACGATCTCCGGCTAACAGATGAGGAGTTTTGGCACATGGTACCGCGCCAGTTTTTTGCCCTCCTCGAACGGAAGAGGCTCGCCGATCTCGAGAGAGAGCATGGTCCGGCGTTGATCGTCACAGCACTCATCACGTTGCTCGGCGGGAAGAAATCGAAGAAGGCAAAGGTCACAGATTACATGCCGTCATGGAAGACGGAGGCAAAGAAGGAAATGCCCTGGGAAGAGCAAATGGCAATCATCAGGGGACTGCATAGCGCACTTGGAGGTCGGTAGTGTCTACGAATCGCGGCGGCACGATGGTCGCCAACCTCTTTGCGAGGTTAGGCGCTGACACCACTGAGTATGAAAAGAAGATGCGTAGAGCAGTGACTCAGATGCTGTTCTCCGCAGAGTCATTCACTCAGGCCGGTAGAATCATGTCCACTGCGATCACAGCGCCGATGGCTTTGATCGGTGGCGCCGCATTCAAGATGGCACTCGACTTCGACAGGGCGATGACGAAGATCAACACCCTCGTCGGAGTGAACAAGGATCTCCTCGATAGCTGGAAACCAAAGATCCTCGACATCGCAGCGTCTACCGGGCGGTCTGCAACAGAGATGGCAGAAGCTCTATTCTTCATCACGTCGAACGGCTTCAGGACATCGGAAGCTCTCGACATTCTGAACGCCTCTGCGATGGGCGCTGCTATCGGGCTGGGCGAAACAAAGGACATCGCTTTCGCTGCAACATCAGCCATGAACGCCTACGGCCAGGGGGCGATGACTGCGAACGAAGCTGTCTCGGTTCTTGTTGCAACAGTCCGCGAAGGTAACCTCGAGGCGGCAGATCTCCCGCCGGTCCTCGGTCAGCTACTCCCGATCGCCGCCGCGATGGGTATTGAATTCACGGAAGTTGGCGCTGCACTTGCGACCATGACCAGAAGCGGAACCTCTGCTCGACTCGCTGCTCTCGGGATGAAGTCGGTGATGATCAGCATTCTTCAGCCGACCAAGGGGGCGTCGAAAGCAGCACTCGAAATGGGTTTCAGCATGGAGAAAATGGCAGCTATTGCCAAGGATGATCTATTCCTTGCCCTCGACCTGATGAAGGATAAGGTCGAAGAGAGCGGGAGATCATGGAAGGCTATCTTCCCGAACGCGAAAGCATTCACCGCTGTATTGCAGTTGATGGGCGAGAACGCTGATGAGACAGAGAAAATTTTCAAGTCCATGTCGGAGACAACCGGCAAAGATGTTGTTGATACATTCGATAAGGTAACTGGACCGGCGCAGCAGATGGCGAGAGCTATCGCAAACATCAAAACTGCGATGGTCACACTCGGCGACAACATGACCGGAGTTGCCGGGACGCTTGAAGGTATTTCGAGTTCTGTCCGGGGAACGATGAATGCATTCGACCGTCTCGGACCCGTCATGAAAGGAATCATCAGCGGCTTCACCTCGCTGGTATTCATTACAGGACCTGTCCTCTATGGGATTGGTAGCCTCGCCAGGGTCCTTGCAAGATTCACTGGACTGTCGATCCTGTTCCAATTGGACTGGGTAAAGAACGTCGCAGCGATCATGGCAGGTCAGAAAGCTGCCGAATCAGCGTCCATCACGATGAAGGGACTCAACATGTCGATGGGTCAGTCCGCTGGACTCATCGTCGGTGTTGGTCTTGCAGCTTACCAGTTCGGAAAATTTCTCGACGATGCTTTTGGAATTACGAAATCTCTCAACGAAGAGTTTGGTAGGTTTGGAGAGACATCAAAAGAGATAGCGAAGGCGATGGACAAAAACGCAGCTTCAACGACCAATGCGTATCTCGCTGCCTTCGACTTGGCCGCAGCTATCGGTGACAACAATCTTGCCAGGGAACTCGAAACAGCATACATCGAAGGGAATATGGAGCAGGTTTCCAAGCTCATCGATAAGATCAATGAGCAAGCTCGGGCGTACAACAAGGCCACAGTGAAGGTCGATGGACTGACCGAGGCAGAGAGAAAACAGCTCGAACAAGAAAAACTTCTTGCAGATGAAAAAGCGAGAGAGATAGCCGCGCAAAAGGAGAGCATCGAGAATCTTCGTGAGGAGAGAGGGCTGTACAACAAACAAGCTGTCATCGATCAGCTCGAGCAATTGCACCAGGAATACACCGGACTCCTCGATGATGGAGTCCTCGCAAAAGACCTCAATGAGAACATGTTGGACGACTTGATGAATCTCCTTGAGCAGGCGAAAAAGTTTGGTGTAGCACTTCCAGAGGGCATTGTCGAAATGTCGAAGGCGATGGAAAATCAAGGTTTGGTTTCAGCGGCCAAGCTGTGGGATCTGTTCCAGCGAATTAACTTTGAAGCTGACCTGACACCGGGAATTGTGATCGACGGGATGATCAAGATCGAGGGCCAGGTCGCCGAAAGCCTCAAGGGCGGATTCAATCGCGGGTTCACTGAGGTGTTGACTGAGTACGACGCATTCGGAAATCAACTCAGGGCGGCGATGGACGCCACATGGAGAGGTGGATTCAGCGGATTCGGTGACGCCGTCAGAGACGAGATCAATTCGATCGTCGAGGAGGCTGGGCCTTTCCAAGTGAAGGTCGCACCAGATCAGGTGTACTGGGATGCAGCGATGGCAGATACTATTTCCGGCAACCGTCCGCTCACTGGAGGGTAAGTGTCATTCCTCATTGGAGAAGTTGGGATCGAGCGGGGGGCGACGAAGGTCGTCTTCAATGCTCCTCCGATTATCGAAGATCGCCACCGTGAAGGTGGTCCTTCGATCGTCTACGAGCTCGCGATCAACAACACGCCAGTCACTGTCCACTACCACGTCGATCAGGACAAGGCGTTCCTCAAAATCAGGATGGAGCAGTTGAATATCTCTCAGGTGAATCTGATCGAGCAACTGATGTCGGCGACTGGGTTCGTTACTGTGAAGCTGAAGCCGGGTAGCGCGACCACCATCCTCTGCACGTTCGGCCCGAGGTCGGAGCAGAAGTTTGAACCGTACAACAGTGACTACCCGGAGAGCGACAAAGTTGGGGGGACCCTGACGCCGGTCCTCACGGCGTACCGTGTCACACTCTCCTTGCTGAGAATGTAGGAGGAAACGATGAGTTCAGAAATCATGCTCCGTGACGCCTCGGGACCGGCAGACCCAAATGCCGATCTCCTCGTGAGGTTTGAGAACACGATCAACGCGCCGATCATCTCTATCGCCGCCCTGCACAACGGTCAGGCAGTTGCCGGCGTCTACACCGTGGTCGCGCTCGATGGCTCGACGGTCACGGTGACGGCAGAGGATCCGAAGAACGAACTTGTCGGAGCCTCGAAGTCTGTGATCGCTGATGGGGTGACCATCAACAAGAACACGATCGGTGGGCTAGGTATCGTATTTTCTGGAGGCCTTGCAGCCGGGTGGACAGCGATCGTCGCAGTCGGCGCACTCCAAGCTCTTGGTGGAGCCACAAGCCAGCGGCTCAACACTGGGATCGTCCTCGCTGATTCGACCTCGACTCAGCGCCGCATCACCGCAGCAAACATCGGGACGGAGTCGTCCGCTGATACGTCGATCGTCGCGTTGCCGGGGTTCCTCGCCCTCGGCTCGAACGTCCATACAACCGTCGTGTACCTCTCGAACCACACTGACCTCGCCCGCCAGGAACTCGCAACTCCTGCCGATCTTGTGGTCACGTTTCAGGACTACCAGATCGGCACGCCGGACACCGCTGATATCTACGTCGGCGGGGTGATTGCGATTCAAGATGCGAAGCTCGACGGTGCCACCCTCTACCAGCACGGGAAGGTTGGATACATCGATGGGGCAGACCTCTTCAAAGGCCTCGGGATCATCTTCGCGTCCGGCATGGGCGACCCGACCTCGAGGAC